CTATCCCCAAATTAGCCATCCCAAAAAGAGCCCCGGGCCGAACATCAGCAGTGCCAGGATGCAAATCGTCTGGCAGAGTTCGATCACGACCTGGAAGTTTTCGTTGTTTCTGATCACTTCATCTCCTTGAGGTCACGTTTCAGATCGTTTAAAGCACTCAGGAGGTCTTCTGCCTGTTTGTCCATCACGTCTACTGAGATCGCGTTGAGCTGATAGTCGTCCAGTGCGGCCATGTAGTGAAGCAGCGGCCCCATCAGGCACAGGTCTGTCAGGTACTTATCCATGAGGGCTGCCATGTACGTGAGCTCCAGCCATTGGAAGTAGTCCTGGTCTTCATACGGCTCTTTAAGCAGCTTCTTGGCTCTCTTGATAATTTCCTTCATCGTTTGTTCCTTTGAAATCCAACATTCCGGCAATGATTTCGGTGAGTTTCTTTTCATTGCCGTCCCTTGCCAGGTACTTCCTGGTGCGCAACCATCCCTCGACGTGCACCTGATTTCCTTTGTGTACGTACTGATGCGCTACATCGGCCAGCGGTCCGTAGATGAGCACGATGTGATACTCACGCTCAGTCCCGCCGTTGGCTGTCGGTCGCTCTGTCATCAGCTGCAGCCGTGTCGCCTGTTCGACGTTTTCACGTTTTTGGCGGTACTGGGGCGTATGCACGACCGTTCCGACAAGGATTACCTTCTGGTACGACATTTGCGGCTCCTGATGCGTTTGCGCCATCGGGGCGATTTCTTCCAACGGCTTGGCGGAATCGGCGTGAGCTTGCTGCCCGTGACGTTCTGCAGAAGCAGGCCGCGGACGTCGTCGTATTCCTCTTTAGAGATGTAAACGAGGTAGCGGTCGGCTCCGTATCCGGGGTGGACGATCACAAACCACCGGTCGTCTTCCGGAGCTCCGGTGTCTGCAGCGTGTAATCGGAGCGTGGTGCCGTCCATTTCGCTGTCAAAGCTCTGAGTGGACATATCCGGGTTGAACTCTGCGGGTTGCGCCTGCCAGGGGCTGTAGTCCCGGATGATTCTCTTGATGTCATCAGCGGTTGCGATCAGGCGAGTCATTGGCGGCTTCCTCCTGGATTCTGCTGTCGCGTTCCCGGCAGCTTTTGATGATGAGTTTTTTTAAGTCTGAGACGGCTTCGGCGAGCTGCGGCAGGACGAACTCCAGCGCGGCCGCGTCGGCGTAATCGGCGTGGCCGAGTCGAACCTTGGTCGAGATCGCCTGGATGCCGACGCAGTAGCGGCTCAGCTCTTCGTTTTGTTCGGATGTCCATAACATTCCAATTCCTGATGGATAAAAAAAAGGCCCCCGATTGCTCGGAGGCCTTAGTTGCTGAAAGTTGTAGATGTCAGAGTGACATGATGTATTTAGCCAGTAGGGTGACAGCGCCGCCTAAAACCGCACAGATGATTCCCGTGACCCAATGAAGGACTTTAAAACCATCCTTCAGCCCTTCTTTGTAGCCTGTTTCTTTACTGACAGCGGCAGTCAGTTGTTCAATGGAAACCGTCTGCCTGGCAACGACCGACTGAAGGTTGTTAATGCGCGCGTCGATGCCTTCAAGACGCGCCTCCGCCTTGGACACGGCCTGCCGCATCTGGGTTATAGAGTCCTCGACCAACTTGAGACGCTGTGAGACGCCGGTGATCTTTTCGTCGGTGGCCTTGGTACCAAGATCAACAAGGTCTTTTGCCGTCGTGCCTAAATCACGGAACTCGCTCATTACTGCGCTCCAGTCTGTTTTTCTTTAATCCATTGCGCCAGATTCATCGGGCCAACGCCGGAAATGTCGGGGGCAGAGGAAATGAACCCGCCGAGAGCATTGGTTTTGATGCCGAGTTTGGCTTTTAACTCAAGAGCGCTTCCCGGGAAGGAGATTAACCAGGACAGCGAATTCAACTTAATTCTGTCGGCCTCGGCGATTTCCTTGTTGATTGCTGTTTCCAAAGATCCAATCGGAGTGTCGTCGGCACTCGAAACAATGAAAATAGTCATATCTGCCAGTTTTTGAAGATGTCAGTTTTTGTATCTTTTCGTTCTCAGGCCGTCTCTATCCGGCTCAGTTTGTATTGCGCATATTAGCCTATCATTATCCGTCATAGACCGTCATAGGCCGACACAGTTCGGTGTTTGTAGCGGTAACAACGTACGAAAAAGCCCACATCAGCGCCCGTTTCCAGACGCTGAAATCGGCCTTTTCCGGAGAATCGGACGCGTTGTCGTCTCACGGGCCCGAAGCCTGGTTCTCCGCTGCTCACCGGGCTGCGTGAGCTCTTCTCGCGTACATGCAGTGCCCGCTGCATATCGAATCGGTCATGGAGCAAAGCTGCTCTTTCTCCGACCCCCGCACAGGGTTAAATATTGAAAATTCAAAATCCACAGACTTGCAGAAAATGAAAAGCAGGGGCCGGAGAAAAAGGCTTCAGTCGACCTTCAGAAGGTCATCAAGCGGTTTCCACTTCGCCCAGAGAGCGCCGTAAGAAAGCTTTCCGAGGATATTGAAGCGGCATTCCTGGCGGTTGAATGTGGCCGTGACAACAAAGTTTTCGTGGCCGCTGGGGCGAACGAGGTAGAACTGGTTCTTGTCGTCTTCGTCTGAAGGCCATGTCTCCGGATCGTCGCTTTCGAAGATGATCCATTCGATTGTTTCGTTGACGGTACGCATGGCTGCCTCACGCAAAGAAGAACTGGGCGAGAAGAAGGGCGGCGTAGATGCCGGCCATCACGCGCATGACGGGAAGCCAGAACGAGCGCGAAGCGTCTTCGCGGCCGGCGCGGCGAATGTTTTCGTGAAGGATGTCGAGAGATGTCATTATGTAATTCCTTACGTCATAAGCAGTAATAAAACTGCATTTGATGAACGATAGTATTACATCAATGAGCGAACCTCTGTGATCCAATTTAACATCTTTTGATGTACCTCAAAAGATAAAGACATGGAATAGGGACAAAAAATCCCCCGTTGCGGGGGATTACTGGGAGGCGAGTTGGTTAGTGTCCGAGCTGCTTAATCACCTGAATGGCGACTCCCTTGATCTCCAACTCCTTGTAATCTTCGCTGGAAATGGTTGGGTAGTCAGGGTTCAGGGGGACAAGTTCGAAGCCCGACTTGCCGCGGCTGCGATACTTCCGGAACACGGGTTCTCCATCGGCCACAGCGACAACGTAGGACGACGGGGTGGGTTTGATCTCCGGGTCGACAATGACGATATCGGTTTTTTCAAACCCCGGAGACATCGAGTTGTCTTCGATTTTCAGCGCAAAGGCCGAATCTGAGGCAGTGTTTGAAGTCACAATAAAGACCTCCTTTGAATCACTTGGATTTTCTGGGTCTCCCAGTGATTCCCAAGGAATCAGGGGGAGTCTTCGAAATCCAGAGGAGATCAAAGGCTGCATCGCAGGTTCGTCGGCGGTGTCAAAGTAGCCAGGGGCCAAGCCTAATTTAAGTTCTAGCGCCCGTGCAAGTCGTTCGCCTATCCGCCTTCGGCCCGTAGAGATGTCAGAGATTTGACTGGGGGAACGGCCGACCATATTGGCGAGTTCACTCGGCGGTGTAACGACGAGCAGCCGTTTTAAGTTGTTTGCTCTGATGTCGTAAATGCTCATGATCGGGCCTCTGAACTAACGTAGCTAGGACATTGTTCATTTTTTCGTCTTTTGATGTACAAATCAAAAGCTATTGCTGTAATATCTCTTTTCATCAATAGACGAAAAGAGGGCTAAATGGAACTTAGCGATTACTGGCATTCGCTGCCTCTGGCCGAGAAGGAGAGATTCGCCAAAGACTGTGGCGTCTCCAAGGGCCACATGTCGAATGTCGTTTATGGCTTCCGGAAGGCGAGTGCTGAGCTGGCGATCAAAATCGAGAAACGCTCACGAGGCCTTGTGCGACGCGAGAAGGTCGCACCACACGTTGAATGGTGATGTCGTGTCAGAAAAAGGGTGCCTGAACCCGTTTAATACACAGCGGGCTATTTTCAATGACACCAGGCTCTCCAGCTCGGAGACGCTTGTGGCGTTAGCTGTGCTCGCAAAACGTTTTTCAAAGTCTGGTGAATGTAAGCCAAAGGTCGCCGAACTTGTCCACATGACAAGGTTGTCAGAGCGAACAGTCAGGTCAGCCGTTGGAACTTTAGCGGCGAAAAACGTTCTCAGAGTCGTCAGAACAGGGCAGGCAAACGAATACGAATTTATCGAAGCTGATGTCGCGGAAAGAGGTGCTATTGCTGCAGGTCAGAGAGGTGCAATGGTTGCAGGCCGTGAGTCATCAGAGGTGCAACAGTTGCAGGTCAGGGGTGCAACAGTTGCAGGTCGCTCCTTAAATATAGATAAACAAAGTTTTAACAAAGAAAACCCCTCCCACGCACGCACGAGCGCGCACGCGCGTGAGGCGGACATCGCGCCCTGGGAGGAAGAGCCCGAACTTCCTGATCCCGAAACGCTTCCCGACTCAGAGATGCAATCCGCTGCGTCCTGGGAGGATCTGCAGGAAGCTGACGCCCTGATGCAGGCTGAGGCTTTGAACAACCCAACACGGCATCTTCAGAAAAAGTGCCCGTACGTTGCTTTAAAGGACCTTTACCACGCGGTGCTGCCTGAGCTTGAGCCGGTACGTATTGACACCGAGAGACGCAAGCGTGACGTTCAGGAGCTTTGGCGTGAGGTTGTCAAGCGGCAGGAGTGTAAGAGCGTTGCTGACGGTCTTCTCCAGTTCCGTCGGTATTTCGAGAAAGTAAGGCGGTCAAGGATTTTCGATCAGGCGGTGAAAAGCACTCTGCCGTGGCAGGTCGACTTCTCATGGCTGATGACATCAAAGACATTCGTCAAGTTTGTGGAGGGTGGATATGGCTGAGCTTGTTTGCTTCCTGATCGGGGCCGCGGCCGGCGCGGTGATCGGGCTTTGGATGACGTCCCGGCCGGTGAAGGGGGATAAGGAAAAAGAGCCTGAACTCTTTCCCTCGGTGCCGACGTACTGGAGGAAACATGGAAGCCGTGTTTGAGATTGTCGGAGTCCTGTCTCTGGGCGTTGTCAGCGCTCTCCTTGGGGCGGGGGCTGCCTCAGACAGTGATGGCGCGCGTGAGGGCAGCCTGTATAGGACGCTGTCAGCGATCTCTGCGTGGGTTTGCGAACTACTTGCCATTGGGTTTCTGTTGCGGGGCTTTTGGCTCGTGGTGTGGGTTTACGGGAAGTAAGGAGGCTGACGGATGGGATACAGCGCAAAAGACGTAAGGACGTGTTTGGAAGGGCGGCCGAATGGGCTCAAATGCCCGTTTTGTGGACGAAGTGACGGCCTGATCGTGGCCGCAGATCGTCCATTCACGTACCTGCTCTGCACCAGTTGTGGCTGCCAACAAAAGTTTGATTCTCGAATTCTGTGCAGGCGGCTGCCAGAGTTCATGAATTCGGCCGATCAGCTCAAAAAGCCAAACGCGGGCGATGTAAGTAAGGGAATTAAGGCATGAGCGACGTGTTTGAAAAGACAAAGAAAGAGGCTGCCGATGCCGACAAGGCTCAGGAGAGCCGCGGACGGTACATGTGTTGCTACAGCGGGTGTCCGAACATTGGGCTTGACTTCGCCGGCTATGCAGACGGCCTGCCGCGCTACAAGTGCATCTTTCATGCCGAGTGCCATGAGCCGAAGTGCATCCCGCTCGTGAGCAAAATCAGCCGCTGGCAACCGATCCTGGCGTTGAATGACGCGATCAAGACGATTCTGGCGTGGCCTCTGGGTGAGGAAGCAGAGAAAACGGCCTTGCTGGTGCCGGGTCTGGCTGAGCGGGCGCTCTTCCTGGAGGAGTTCTCTGCCGAGGAGCTGCGGCGCGGCCCGGAGGAACCTCTCCAGGCGTATGCGAACCGGATGCAAAGGCTCATGGCCAAGTTTGTGAACATCAAGGCGCAGAAGCTCGCGGTAAAGAATGGGATTCTGACGGAGATCACGCGGGAGACGCCTCGGGACGTCGGTGTGGCGAATGCGCAGCGGGTGCTCGACATCCTCGCCGGTAAGGTCATCTATGAGCCGGCAGAGGAGGAGAAAAAATGCGCCTGAGATGGGTGATGCGGCGTTTGCGCGAGTGGGCGGCCTGGATTGACTCTGAGGGGCAGATCAAGTCGCCGGCACTGGACGGGATGCCGGTGGCGGCAGCCAATGCCGAGGCGTGGATTCCGAAGGACTACCGGCTTGCGCGGGAGGTGCATGCGGCGCTGCGGAAGCTCTCGCCGGATGACCGGGTGACAATCGTGCTTGTGTACGTCGCTGGGCCCCGGTCGAACAAGGTGCTTCTGACCGATATTGCGGATTGGTGTGACCTGGATGTTGAGGTGTTGCGCAAAAGAGTCACGAGAGCGGAGTACAAAGTGGCTGAAGCCCTTGATACTGCTCGCATGCGCCGGGATGCGGCTAACGATGCTGCCAAGGCGGCCGCTTGACGGTTTGTCCGGTAAATGGTACATTTTCGCTAGAATTTGGTGCTACGTGTAAGTAGTGCCAGTCGAGAGAGTCAAAAACCCGTTGCGAAAGCGCGGGTTTTTTCGTTTCCGGGGCAGACAAAAAAGAGTGGGGGTTACAATGAAAGAATTCCCTTGTTTTGCCCCGGAGCTCGATATGCGCACATCCCTTCAGGGGCGGCTTGACAATACGCCGCTTCCCTACAAAGAGGGCTTAATGGCCGTTAAAGAGGCTGTTGTCAATGCTATTCAGGCTATTGATCTTGCGGACGTTCGTGACGGTCATGTTATTGTCACGATTCACAGGATTCAAAACAGACAGATCAACGGGATCGAAGCGGAAAACGGCGGCGTTATTGATAGCGTCACTATCGAAGATAACGGCGTAGGGTTTACCGATAAAAATTTCGATAGCTTTCAGTGTTTGGACTATTCCGAGAAGAGGGAGAAATTTGGGTGCAAAGGAATGGGGCGCTTGATGTGGCTGAAAGCGTTCACTCATGCACAAATAGACAGCGCCTTTTGGGATGGTGATGAGTTAAAGACTCGCAAGTTTGAGTTTGCTGTTTCGCGGGATGGGAACGACGTTACCGAGCCGAAGGAATCAGATCTTTCCTGGAAAGGGGCTGGGACTCGTGTGAAGCTGTGTAACTTCCGTGCCGAATACGAGAAGCAGTCAAAAAAGCGGTTTGACGCGATTTGTAATGACATATTCTCGCATTGCATCCGGTATTTCGCTGTTGGTGCGCCGGTGTCGGTTGTCGTAAAAGAAGAAAACGGAAGCGAGAAAAATCTCGACAGCATTTTGCGGGAGAATACGAATGATCGTAAAGAATCGAAGTTCAACATCGGCGATTGGGAATTCACGGCTAACTTGATTTTGGTTAAGTCCGGAATTCCGGTCAATTCAGGAATCTTTTGGTGCGCCAATGGAAGAGTTGCCAGAGTCGATAAGAAAATCTTCCGCAAACATCCTATCTTTGACAACGCACTTTCAGATGGGCAGAAATTCTTGTGCATTGTTCAGTCGGCGTATTTGGATAACAATGTCAGGCCCGAAAGAGAAGGTTTCACGATTCCTGAAAATCATTCAAAGGACGACAGCAAGGCGGAGTTGTTTCAGATGCCGTCTTTTGAAGAAATGACGGAGGCTCTTTGGCCGTGTGCAGAGGAGTTTCTCCGACATTTGCTGGATAAAGCTGAAGCTGAAAACAAACAGGCATTGGAAAGGGCATTTGAAGAGTTTCCTCAATTTAGTCCGTTAAGGACCTTGGGAAATGCCATTGTCATTCCTCCGGATGCAACACGCTTAGACCAGAAAAAAATTTTGCGGAACGCGCGGGCTGAGATGGAGGATCGGGTAGACAGAGACATCGAACGAGCGTCTCAAAAAGTTGACATTGAGGATGGTTGGCAGGCTGTTGAAGAGTTGCAAAAGGCCATCATGTCAGACAGCGCGGTCGCGGCAAAGGCTATGGATCTTGCTTCATACGTAGCCAGAAGAAAATCCGTTTTGAAATGCTTTGAGAAGGCCCTTGGCTATAGGGGTGACGGCAAGTACAACACTGAGGCAACGCTTCATAGTCTGATTGTTCCAATGAGGGTTGATTCTTTAACTAAAAATCTGTTGGACTCAAACTTGTGGCTTCTTGATGATCGTCTGGCTTTTCACAACTATCTTGCCAGTGATTTGCCGTTTGAGGACTGGCAGCATTTTGCCGGTCTTGAAGGAGACAAGAATCGTCCGGATGTGGCTGTTTTCAAAAATTTCTGGGCTGACGCGCCTAAGGAGTCGTTGGATAAGGCAGTTCCGTTTGTAGCTGGTGAAGATCCTCACGGCGAATTAACGATTGTTGAGTTTAAAAGGCCCGGCAGAACAGACAAAGAATGTATTGAACAGATTAAGTCCTACGTTAACAGGTTGTCAGGGAAGGGAACGGATCTTGTTACTTTTTACGGTCGGCCGGTTCGTACCCGTGACAAGGTCGAAGCGTACGCTATCCTCGATATTTCCAAGGAATTCGAGAAGTTTTTAGAAGATGATGATTTTGCCCTTGTGTCGAATGGGCATTTTTATAGGTTTTATAACAAACTCGGCGCAGTGGTTCATGTGTTGACCTTTGACAAGATGCTTGAGCTCGCAAAACAAAGGAACGCTGCGTTTTTCCGAAAGCTCGGAATTGATTAACAGCTGATGAAAAAGCTCGCTTCGGCGGGCTTTTTTATTGATTGAATTTCGCTACCTTAGGCCCGTTTCTTCTCCTGAACGGGCCAGGGTTTTGAGGCGGCTTCGGCTGCCTCTTTTTTATTCAAAGGCGCTGTGTGCTGTGGTTAATGGAAAGGCTTTGCGCCGGTTGCGTTTTGTTCCAATGAAAATCTTAACGTGAACCGGCGCTCTTCATGTGAGGTGTGCGATGGAATCTGTGTGGCTATGGCTTCTGCTGTTGCTGTGGCCTTTGTTTGGTGATTGATTTTCTTGGCAAAAGGTACTTCCTGCGCCCAAACCGATGCGGCGGCGAAGCGCCCGAAATTCCACTACTTACCAGCGCCCCAAGGGGGTTGACATCTCATGCAGTCACTGACACTTGAACAAATCGGAAATCACCTCGGCATCACCAAACAAGCGGTTGCCAAGGTGATGTCAAAGCTGCAGATCGACTGGCGGGAAAAGACGCTTGACGATGTCCGGCTCGCTTACTGCGCCCGACTGCGGGAAGTGGCGGCCGGTCAGGCTTCCATTGACGGCGAGTACGACCTCAACAAGGAGCGAGCGCTCACCGAGCGCGTCGACCGAGAGCTCAAAACACTGCAGCTTGCGGAAAAGCGGCGGCAGCTTGTCAACATCGGCGAGCTGATGACCGAACTTGAGAACGTCTTCACTGCGTTTCGCCAGGAGCTTCTGGCACGCGATGACAAACTGAAACTGGAGCTTGACACCCTGTACGGAACAGACATCGATGTCACGATTTTGAATGAACACACCTACAACGCTCTTCACCATCTGTCCGGATACCTCGCCGGCAATTCAGGAAATCCTGAAGAAGCTCGCGCAGGTCATTCGACCTCCGGAGAAGATGGGCACGACGGACTGGGCGGAAGCCTTCCGGGGAATGAGCGCAAAGTCGACGGCGACGCCGGGCAAGTACAACGCGAGTCTGACGCCGTGGATTCGGGGGATTCACGCAGCGCTGGATGATCCGGCCGTTCGCAGAGTGGTCGCTCAGAAGTCGGCGCAGGTCGCCTGGACCGACGGTGTACTCCTCAATTACATCGGCAGGCGCATTGATCTTGACCCCTGCCCGATGATTGTGATGTTTGCCAAAGAAGGCGGGGCCAAAGAGTTCAACGATGAAAAGCTCACGCCCATGATTGAGGCAACGCCACACCTGCTCGAAAAGATTCCGATCACTTCGAGGCGCGACAAGAACAACAGGTGGAACTTCAAGGGATTCCCCGGCGGCTTTTTAAAACTCGTGGGCTCAAACTCGCCTTCTTCGGTGAAGTCGACGCCGGCCCCGGTGGTCTGCGTGGAAGAACCGGACGACTGCAACACGAACATCAAGGAGCAGGGTGACACGATCACGCTCTTGATTGAACGTACTAAGACGTTCGCGAGAAGCAAGGTGATTTACGGCGGTACTCCGACGGTCGAAGGGTTTTCGGCCGTGGAGCAGGCCTACAAGACGTCCGACAAACGAAAGTTCTTTGTTCCGTGCCCTGACTGCGGTCAGGAAAGCGTTTTGTCCTGGGACAACGTGAAGTGGAACGAGGATCCCAACATCAACCATGAGGTGTACGGCCATGCGGTGCTTGATTCAGCTTATTACGTGTGCCCTCATTGCGGGGCCGTTTGGGATGACGCAAAGAAAAACCGCGCCGTGCGACAAGGTGTGTGGCGAGCCACGGCACCCTTTAACGACACAGCGGGCTTTTACATCAACGAGATCTACAGTCCGTTTCCCGGATCTCGCTTCCGGAATCTGGTGGATAAGTACCTGACGGCCAAACATGCGCTCGATCAGGGCGATGACTCCAAGATGCGCAGTTTCTTTAACTCGCAGCTGGGGCTTCCTTACGCCTTTAAGAGCGGGCTTCCGGAACCGGACGTGCTGGCTGAACGCGTTGAGGATTACGACGAATTTACGGTGCCTGAGGTCGGCTGCGTGCTGACGGCTGGCGTGGACGTCCAGCATGACCGCGTGGCGGTCATCATCCGCGCCTGGGGCCCGGGCGAAGAATCGTGGCTTTTGTACTGGGGCGAAATCTCCGGCAAGACCATGATTCCTGAAAAGGGTGCGTGGCCGGATCTGGACGCGCTGCTGTCGCGGAAGTTTGCGGGACCGAGCGGAACACAGCTGCGTATCCGGGCGGTTTCGATTGACTCCTCGGACGGTCAGACAAGTGATGCCGTTTATACCTTTGTCCGTAAGCGTCTGGCTCGCGGCTTCATGGCGATTAAGGGTTCATCGGTCAACGATGACAGCAAGGAAATCTTCACAACGCCGAAGCCTTCTGTTGACCTCAACGGTCAGCAGAAATCGCTGCGGTTCGGCCTGAAGCCCTTCATTGTCGGAACGTCCCGCGCAAAGGATCTGATCCTCGGCGTGGATGCCAATGCCGGCCGCATCAAGCTTGAGGGCCGCGGCCCGGGGCGGATGCACTGGTACAAGGGCGTGCGCCCTGACTACTGGGAGCAGATCACAAGCGAAGTGAAGGCACCGGCAAGCCACAGCACCAAACGCGTTTGGCAGAAAAAGTCCGGTGTGCGTAATGAAGCACTCGACTGTGAGGTCTATGCCCTGCATGCCGCTCGGTCGCTGAAGCTTCACCTGTGGTCGCCGGCTCGATGGGATCAGGAAAAGAACACACAGCTGCAGATGGACTTGTTGTCAACGGAAGCGCCGAAGAAGCCTGAGGAAAAGAAAGAGGCTCCGGCGGCGCGTGACGACTTCTTCAATGCCTTTAACGGGAACAACTCATGGTAGAGAGAATCATTGCCGGAGACAGCCGGGAGTGGGTGGTGAATGTCCACGAGCATTTCCAGTGTGTGCATCCGGACGCAGAGCCGACGGCTTTCATCCGGACGGCCGCCGGTCACCTGGTAAAGGTGCCGGCAAATAGGCACAACGAGACTGTGCGCATTGCGCTTTCTCCGGAAGCCTCTGAGAAGCTGCCGGCGGGCGAGTCCATCCTCCTGATGCAGATGACCTACGGTGACTCGTACCGAAAGACGGTGGCACTGCGCGATTTCCGAGTGGTTTCTGCCATGACGGACAAGGGCTTTGACTATCGGACAGAGGCGCAGCGGTGCTTGGCTCAGGCGAGAGCGGCCCTTGCGGACTACACAAAGGGCGGGGCGCGCGTCAAAAGCTACACCATCGGTACGCGAAACATGACGTACAACAGCGCGAAAGAGCTGATGGACTTGGTCGAATACTGGGAAAAGCAGGTGTATTTGGAGTGCTGCCGGCGGCGTGGAGTTGATCCGCGTCGGATGCATGTGGAATTTGTGTCATGAAACTGTTCAATTATTTTCGGACGCTGGCCAGAAGGCAGAAAATCGGTGAGTACGTTGAGCGTCAGTACGCTGCAGCCGCTGGCGGCCGTCTCACCAGTGACTGGATGGCCGGAGGCTCGAGTGAAGACACAGAGCTTGCCGGTAGCCTTGAGACGATGCGCAACCGCAGTCGGCAAATGATCCGTGACAATCCTCACGCAGCAAACTTGCAACGCATCATTGAGGACAACGTCGTCGGTACCGGAATCGGGCTGCAGTGTCTGGTGACCGGAGCAGACGGTAAACCGGACGCGGCCATCAATGACCGTATTGAAGCGGCTTGGGCTGAATGGTCGGATCGCAATACCTGCCATACAGCGGGACTTCTGTCTCTTACGGATCTTCTGCGGGTGGCCGTAGGCGGCGTGTTCTCTGACGGAGAAGCCCTGGTACGGATCGTCCCCAAGGCTTTTGGCGGCGGTCGTATCCCGTTTGCACTTGATCTCATTGAGCCGGATCTGCTGCTGGATCAGGCGAGCGGTATTTTTCAGGCCCGACAGGGTTCAACGGTGCGGCTTGGTGTTGAGGTGAACGAGTGGTACAGGCCTTTGGCCTACTGGATGCGGACAACACATCCAGGGGACACGACGTTTCTGAGCAGTCCGGCCGCGGCCACGATTCGACGCATCGCGGCTGATGAGATCCTTCACATGTACATCGTGAAGCGCTGGCCACAGACCCGAGGTGTGCCGTGGATGCACATGGCGCTTCGGAAGATGAGGGATATGGGCGGCTACACTGAGTCCGAACTCGTTGCGGCAAGGGCGGCGGCCAACATCGTCGGTTTTGTGAAGCAGGGGATTGACGTCTGTGGTGCAGAAGGTACCGAAGAAATCCTCAAGAGAGCACGCGAGCAGCCGATTGTGAAGAGCTCTCCGGGGCTTTTCCAGCGATTACTCCCTGGTGAAAGCTTTGAGGGATTCTCTCCGAGTCGCCCCAATGCCAACCTTGACCCTTTCATGCGTTACATGCTGCGCGAAGTGGCGGCCGGTGTCGGCGTCTCCTATGAGGCTTTGAGCCGGGATTACAGCCAGAGCAACTACTCCAGCAGTCGTTTGGCGCTTTTAAACGAGCGGGATCTCTGGCGTGTGCTGCAGGGGTGGCTGATCCGCAACTACCTGACGCCGATTTACCGGAGGTGGCTTGATGCGGCCGTTCTTTCCGGAGCGGTGGATATCCCGGACTACTTCAACAACAAGTCACGGTATCAGGAAGTGCGCTTTAAGCCGCGCGGCTGGTCTTGGGTTGATCCGGCGAAGGAAGTTCAGGCCTATGCGCTTGCTGTCCAGCATGGCTTCATGAGCCGAAGTGATGTGATCGCGGCCATCGGAAACGGTCAGGACCGCGAGGACGTGGATAAGGCAATTCAGAGCGACCGCGAGCGTGCGGCCGAACTAGGGCTCAACTTTGATCAGCCGGTGAAGATAAAGCCGGAAGAAGAGAAGAAGGAAAAGGCCGACGAGTGATCGTCGGTTTTTTATTGGAGACAAGGATGACGAAAGAAACGCCGAAGGAATCCGAGGAGCTGCGGTACAGATCGCTGGCGGCTTCGGATGCCGATGTGAACGAAGAGGCGCGGACATTCCGCTTTCCGGTCGTATCCGATGCACCTGTGGAGATGTATCGCGGGCTCTTTGAGGTTCTGAGTCATGAACCCGGAGCGATGAGAACCGGTGACCGCCAGCGGTCAATGCCGCTGCTCTTTAACCACGACTGGGATCGTCTGCTCGGTGTCGTTGACGGCATTGAGCAGGACGAACACCGAACTTACATTCGGGCGCGGTTTGCCAAAACGGAAGAAGGCAGCCGGGCGCTGGATCTGGTGAAGGACCGTGTGTTGGTCAATGTGTCGGTCGGATACCGCGTGTTTGCCTGGGATAAGCCGGACGAACAGACGCGCCGTGCGACCGATTGGGAAATTTTTGAAGTGTCTTTGGTAACGGTGCCGGCAGATCCTTCTGTCGGCGTTTATCGGAGTTTGAGTAAACCACAGAAGGAAGAGGGAAACACTATGCCCGAGGAAAAGAAGATGATGCAGCCTGAACAGGTGAAGGACGAAACGCGCGCCCTGAAAGTTGATGCCAATCCAGCTGAAATCCGCGTCAATGAAGATCAGGTGCGCAGCGCTGAACGAGCCCGTATCCGCGGCATCGAAACAATGTGCCGCGATTTCCATGTCAGCCAGGATCGCCGTGACGCCTTGATCAATGAAGGACGCACGCTCGACGAAGCCCGTGCAGCGGTTATGGAAGAGCTGCGCACGCGCGGCGCAACGTCTGTAGCCGACCCCAAGAGCCGTGTGGCCGAGGATCTGAACCTTGGTCTCACACCGGAAGAAAAGGGGCAGTACAGCATTGTCCGTGCGCTGAACGCATCGCTTAACAACGACTGGCGTGCAGCAGGCTTTGAACGCGAAGTCTCCGTGGAACTCTCCCGCCGCATGGGCAGAGAAACCAACGGCTTCTTCATGCCCACGGACATTTCCCTCACAGGTCGCCGTGATGCCGGCGATTACCTTGTCGGTACGGCCGCACAGGGCGGCAACCTCGTTGAGACGAAGCTTCTTGCCGGCTCCTTTATTGAAGCGCTGCGAGCAAAGGCCATGGTGACGCGCCTGGGTGCCACGATGCTCACGGGGCTTGTCGGCAACGTTGAAATTCCGCGTCAGACGGGCGTAGCCAACACCCAGTGGATCAGCGAAACCGGCACTGTCAGTAAGTCCGGTGCTACCTTTGACAAGGTGCCTCTCAAGATGAAGACCATTGCGGCCAAGTCCTTTGTGTCCCGCAATATGCTGATGCAGCCCTCCATCGGTGTTGAAATCTTTGTCCGCCGTGAACTCATTACGGCCATTGCCCTCGGCATTGACCTTGCCGCGCTCTGCGGTTCCGGTGAAGATGGTATGCCTCTTGGCGTTGCCAACCAGGCCGGCATCCTGACGGTCGAAGGCGGCGAAAACGGTGCACCCATTGACTTCGACCGCCTGATCGAAATGGAAACACTGGTGGCCGATGCCAACGCAGACGTGGCCACGATGGCTTACCTTGCCAACGCTGTGACCATCGGTGCCATGAAGAAAATCAAGGACGGCAACAAGCAGTACATCTGGAAGACGATCACCGAGACTGTGAAGAACGGCATTCCCGGCGAACTGAACGGCTATCCGGTTGCCCGCAGTAATCAGGTGCGCAAGAACCTTACGAAGGGCACGGCCACGAACTGCTCCGAACTCTTCTTCGGCAACTGGTCTGACCTGGTGATCGGCGAATGGGGCGTGGTGGAACTGCTTCCCAACCCGTACAGCCAGACGGCATACGACAACGGCGGCGTTGAAATCCGTGCGTTGCAGTCCATTGATGTTGCTGTGCGGCATCCGGAGAGCTTCTGCCGCATGAGCGATATTGTGACGGCCTGATGAGCAGGTTCAAGGATATGGTGGCGCGTGACGCCCTGACGGTTTTCATGAACATGGAGGAGTTTGCCGAAGTTCATGAGATCAACGGGCGTCGGTTGCGCTGCATCATCGACACGAATGAGGCTGATACCGCGCCCTCTCTTTATGAGGGCGTGTACACGCTGCTCACGACCGTCTATGTGCTCTCCTCCGAGATACGGGCCCCGGCGGTTGATGAGGTGTTCACTATTGACAACGTTATGTTTGTTGTGAAGCACGTCAGCGATGAGGACGGACTCATTGTGATCAAGGCCGAAAGGAAGGCGCGGTGAAATCGCAGTTCAACGTTTCTGTCGACAATGATGCCCTTGAGCATGCCCGGATGTACCTGCAGGGGATACCGGGCGGTCTGCAAAAGGCGTTCTCTCTGGCAGCCAACCGTGCGATTGACCGGGGTAAGACTGCGGCCGCGAAAGCGGTCACGCAGGATTACACGATCAGGTCCTCGGATGTGAAGCGGACGTTCAGGGTGCAGAAGTTCAGCCCGAACTCTACGACCGGAGAGATTGTCAGCAAAGGCCGAAGGATTCCTCTGATGAAGTTCAGGCATCGCCCGGCGGGCGTGGCCGAAACAACAGGATCCGGACAGCGTCAGATTAGGGTGGAGGCACAGCGCGGGAAGCCGAAGGTTCTTCCCAGGGGCTTTAAGCACAAGGGACAGATATTTACTCGTGTCGGGCCCGGCCGCTATCCGATTGTGCATCTGAAGGAAATCTCCGTTCCGGAGATGCTCTCGGAGGATGGTCGCCACGAAATGGTTGAACAGGTGATTGCCGAGACGCTTTCCGAGCGTCTCGATCATGAGACAAAACGTCTGATGGAGAAGAAGCGAAGTGGTTGAAATTTTGCTGGCCGCTGCGCTGCGGTCTTTCCTGGCAGATTTGGCAGACACTTTTTCGGCCATGCCCAGCGATGACAACCTGCTGCGAAAGCCGGTCGTTGTCGACGGGTATCTGCCTCAGAAGCGCGAAACGGACGTTGACTTCTCCCCGCAGATCATTGTCCGCGTAATGGGATCCACGGCAGAGCGCGAAGTGACGGAGGTCACGGTTGACCTCATTCTCTGCTGCCACAGTAAAAGCAATGACGGCTACGCCTATCTGCTGACGATGGCAGAGCGCATCCGGACGGCTTTGCTCAGGATGCCGATGCAGACGCTGGATAAGCGGTACGTGCTGCAGTTCCCGCTTGAATGCCGGCTTCCGGACGATCAGCCCTGGCCCAACTGGCAGATGTCGATGAGTACCCGGTGGCTCATTAAAACGCCGCAGTTTGAAGATCAATTCTGAAATTTATGGAGCACTGACTATGGCTTATAACCACGGTGTCAGAATTTCCGAGGTAGCTACCTCGTTGCTGCCGACAGCAGAGGTGTCTGCCGGCATTCCCTTTATTGTCGGCACGGCTCCGGTCAACATGACCGATCCGACCAACGTCAACGTGCCGAAGCTGGTTTACTCCTACGCGGAAGCTGTGAAGGAGTTCGGCTACGTGCCGCCCGCGGATGATGCGGCAAGCGGCCTGAAGAAGTTTGGCTTCTCGATCTCTGAGTTCATTTACTCTCAGTTTTCGCTGTACGGCGTGGGACCGGCCATCATTGTCAACGTGCTTGATCCGACAAAGCACAAGGTGACGGCATCCATCACGCAGGTGGCTTTGGACTCGAAGACGGGCAGTGCCACGATTCCGGAGACCGCCATCATTGCGTCCACCGTTGTTCTTTCCGGAATGAACGGCGATTACGTCAAGGGAACGGACTACACGCTCTCCTTTGACGATGACGGGCAGCTGGTGATTACGTCGCTTAAGAACTCTGAAGGCGACTTCCTTTGCACGACCGGCGTGGATCTGACGTTTGCGGCTGAAAAGCTTGATCCCTCCAAGGTGTCGGCCGATGACGTGATCGGCGGTGTGACCGCGGCGGGCGTGAAGAGCGGTCTTGAGCTGGTGAGCGAATGCTTCCCGCGCTTCCGCCTGGTGCCCGGTCTCATCATTGCACCAGGCTTTTCCGAAAATCCCGGTGTGGCCGCTGTGATGGCGGCGAAGTCCTCCGGCATCAACTCGGTCTTTAACGCCGTCTGCATCGTGGACATCCCGACCGATGAGGTGAAAACATACACTGAAGCGGCTGCCTGGAAGAACACAAACAATGTGACGGATCCGACTCAGATTGCCTGCTGGCCTAAGCTGGCTTTGGACGGCATTGTCTTTAACCAGTCCACACAGCTTGCGGGTCTGATCGGCCAGGTGGATTCGGAAAATGATGACGTGCCCTACGTCTCGCCCTCCAACAAGAATTACCAGATGACCTCTGCGGTTCTTGATGACGGAGCGGAGGTGTGGCTTGACGTTGAGACCGCTGCATATCTCAACAGCCAGGGGATCGTGACGGCCCTCAACTTCACGGGCGGCTGGAAGTGCTGGGGAAACAGAACTGCCTGCTATCCGGCCAATACGGACGTGAAGGACGCTTTCATTCCGATCCGCCGCATGTTTGCCTGGGTCGGTAACACATTTGTGCAGACCTTCTGGCAGCGTGTTGACTATCCGCTCACGCGCCGCCAGGTGGATGTGATTGTGGATTCCGCGAACATTTGGTTGAACGGTCTTGCAGCCAAGCAGTACATCCTGGGTGGCATCGTTGAGTTCCGTGAGACGGATAACCCCACAACGGATCTGATGGACGGCATTTCTGTTTTCCATGTGCGCCTTACGCCGCCCAGCCCGAATCGCGAGATCTCGTTCGTGCTTGAGTACGACCCGAGCTTTCTGCAGACACTTTTTGGTTAATGAGAGGAAATGACAATGGCAGCAGGATCCAACAAGATTCCGGAGCGGCTGATCGGTTTTCGTGTCTACAACGACAACAATGATCTGCTCGGAATTGCGACCGTCACGCTTCCAACGATTGAGGCAATGACCGATACCGTGAGCGGTGCCGGCATTGCCGGGGAAGTGGAAAGCCCGGTTCTCGGGCATTACAGTTCAATCACGATCAGCTTCAACTGGCGGACGATTGAGAAGGCGGCAATGTCGCTTGCATCGCCCGGTGCACACTCCGTGGAAGTCCGCGGCTCGCAGCAGGTCTATGACGCCTCCGAAGGGACGTACTCGACCAAGCCCGTGCGAATGACGCTGAGGATTGCGACGAAGTCGACAAACCTTGGCTCCTTTGAGACCGGATCAACCACGGACACCGAACAGGAATTTGAGGTGATGTACCTCAAGATCTATGTGGACGGCAAGGCCGCGATTGAAATTGACAAGTTCAACTACGTGGCAAAGTTTGGCGATACCGACATTCTGTCGTCCGTGCGCGGCGATCTTGGTCTGAACTGATCAACAAAGACATCCCCGGCCTTGGCCGGGGAATGAGGAGACTTGAAAATGAATGTGGTGCACAAGCTTCTGAGGCCCGTGGCCTTTGAAGATAAAACCTACGACATGATCCCGCTGGATCTGGATTCCTTGAGCGGACGTGACATTAAGGAAGCAAAAAAGGAGTTTGATCTCGCGAATCCGCGAAAAGTGTCAATGGTGTTGTCGGCTGATACAGACTTTGCGGCGTTTCTTGCGGCCAGAGCTTCGAAGCTGCCTGTTGAGCTGTTTGATTACATCCCGGCTCCGGATTACGTCGCTATCACCCAGGCGGTGATCAATTACCTGCTTTTCTCGGGCTGGGCCGAGGCCGAAGCCCAGGCCATCAAACAGGCCAAGCTGACGGTAGAGAAAGAGCAGGCGGAAGCGACATCGACGAAGGAATAAAAAACCTGATGCGCTGTTGTTTCAGATTGGTTGCATCAGGTGCTGGAGGGAGTGCCGCTGAGTGGTTTGAGCGACCGATTACAGAGATTTACGAGTGGTGTGAGGTTGTTGCGGAGGAGCTGAAAGTTCAAAAGCGGTGACTACTTGATGTAGTAGAAAGCAAAGATGAAGCCGGCACCAAGGCAGACTGCAAAGATCAGAAAAATTCCGAACAGCTTCAGCAAACCGCCGATCAGATCCATCGTGTTGGAAAAAGGCGTTCTTGCAAGTTCGTGGATTTCCGGCGGAAGCGGCGGGTTGGTTCTTGCGCTGTTGTAAAACATAGTGTTTCTCCGTGCTCTCTGAGGCTATTTTATTGATTTTTGGTTGGAATATGTCGAAGGATTACGAAATTTTGTTTCGGCTGCAAGCGAAATACAGCAGCCAGTTCGCAACAGGCTTCAGTGATGCTGCAGAAAAGATTCAAAACCTGTCCGAAAAAACAGCCGAACTCAATAAAACGAGCAAAGACATCAGCGGGCTGATTGCAGCCAGGGAACGCGCTAAAGCGGCTGCGGCAGAGTACTTCCGTTGCAAGGCAGCCGTTGAAGGGCTGAGTAAAGCAGTTGCCGGCACGAAATCGCCGTCAACAGAAATGCTTAAGGCGCTGTCCTCTCAGCAGGAAAAACTCAGGAAGGCCAAGCGGGCGCTTGACGCTCAGAAAGACAGTGTTCGAAAGGGAAATGCAGCGCTGTCTCAATATGGCAAGACAACAAAGGACCTGATTCAGTCACAGACGCAGATGGAACAGGCCGTTGTGAGACTAACGACGGCCCGACGCAGACTACTGTCGATTGAGACAAAGAACCTGAAAGCCGAACAGAAAATGCAGGCGAGCGGCGACTTGGCTGTGTCTTCCATCGTGATGATGCAGTACGTTGGCGAAAAGGCTGTCCATGCCATGTCTGCACCCGTTAAAGCAGCCATGAGCATGCAGGATGCCATGGCCGATATTGCCAAGGTTGTGAACTTCGACGATCCTAAGGGGATTGCAAAGATGCAGACGACTCTGGAAAAAATGAGTCTGTCTATCCCGGTAACCGCAGAAGGACTTGCGCAGATTGCTGCTGCAGCCGGTCAGTCCGGTGTTGCAGCAGGTGAGCTGGCGGCCTTTACTGAGCAGGCTGCAAAAATGGGCGTTGCCTTTGATATGACAGCGGCGGATGCCGGCGAAATGATGGCAAAGTGGCGTTCTGGTATGCAACTGACGCAGGATCAGGCGGTTGCCCTGGCGGATGCGACAAACGCCCTGAGCAATGCGAACGCGGCTCAGGCCAAACAGATCGGCGAGACATTGCAGCGTTACGGCGCTTTGGGGAAGGTTGCAGGGCTTACAGAAACGCAGACGGCAGCTCTCGCTGCCACTGTCATCAGCTCGGGAGCTGAAGCGGAAGTGGCGGCTACAGGAATCAATGCATTCATGCGTGCATTGACCCGTGGCGGCAGCATGACGGATCTACAGGCGGCGGCATTCGGGAATATTGGGTTTGACCCGATCCAGCTGCAAAAGCAGATACAGCAGGATGCTCCGAAAGCCATCATGGATGTGCTTAACCGCATTAAGGTGAAGGTTCCTAAGGAACTTCAGATGCAGTACCTCACGGCCATGTTCGGGGATGAAGGCGCTCGGGCGTTGGGTCCGATGCTGACGAATACGGAGCTGCTGGCGAAAAACTTTGAGCTGGTGGCTAAGCGTGAGAACTATACGGGGTCCATGCTCGGCGAATTTGAGGCACGAATGAAAACGACCTCGAATGCCTTGGAGCTGGCTGGCCACGCGATCAGTTATGTCAGCGGGGCTGTCGGCGCGCCGTTGCTGGATCCTTTGCGGGCGGCAATGCTCCAGTTTGTCCGCATGGGAGAGGCTGTCGGAGACTGGATTTCTCAGAATCAGACTTTTGTTTCAAGAGTGATGACGGCAGGCGGTGCAGTCATGACAGCAGTGATGGCGTTTCACGCAATGCGTATGGCTGCAGGTTTGGCCCTGGCCCCGTTTTATGCTGTTTCAAAAACTGTATTGACAGTCAGAGCGGCCATGCTTGCCGGCGGCGCGGCAGCAAAAGTGTGGGCTGTGGCCTGCACGGGGGCAAGTCTTGTGGCAAAAGGCCTGACGCTTGCGACAAAGGGCCTCGGTGTTGCGCTGCGTTTTCTCTGCCTTAACCCCGTTGGGCTTGCAGTGACAGCCATTGCCGGGCTCGTTGCGGCCGGTGTCGCTCTCTACAAGAACTGGGACACCGTAAAAACTTACATGAGCCAAACGTGGGCAGCTATTGCCGCTGCGGCAAAGAGCCCGATCAACTCCATGATTGGCATGATCAATTCGCTGATTGATGCGATCAACGGCCTGCTTTCGTTCAAGGTTCCGGACTGGGTTCCGGGCGTTGGCGGCAAGTCCATGTCTGTCGAGATTCCGAAGGTTCCGCAGCTTGCTGAAGGTGGCGTGGCAACGGGGCCGACGCTGGCAATGGTCGGGGAAGGCAGAGAGCCAGAGGCGATTCTCCCACTTTCTCGCCTTCCGGAGGTCGGGGGCGGCCGCGGCCCGATGTCCGTGAGCGTTAATTTCGCGCCGGTCATTAACCTGACGGGCGGCAAGGACGCTTATGAGGGTGTTCGCCGCGGGCTTGCCGAAGGCAGTAAGAGTCTTAAACATGAGCTCGAACGGCTGCTTGCCGATGAGCGAAGGCTTTCTTTTTCATGAGGACAGTGCATGGCTGAATACATCACCAGACAGGGTGACACGTGGGACGTGATCTCAAAGCGCCTTTACGGGGATGAGCGGTTCATGGACGTACTCATCCGAGCCAACATAAACCACAGGAAAACTGTGGTTTTTTCGTATGGGAAGCGCTTGGCGGCTCCTGAGATCAACACGCAGTCGGCCGCTTACGAGCTCAATCTGCCGCCCTGGAAAAGGAGGCACTGATGGAGCCGCTGCAAACAAGACTTCGACTGCTCTTTTCCGAGTCGGAAACGGACGTGACGGAGGATCTGATGTCGGACCTTCTCTCCTTTTCCTACACGGACAAAGAGAATGCCGAGGCTGATGAGGTGGCGCTCACGCTCAAAGATCCAGACGGAAAGTGGGCATCGAAGTGGAAGCCCGACGGCGGCGAGATGGTGCAGGCGTTTTTATCTGCCGGAACCGTACCGATTCCCGGCATTGAACTTTCCTGCGGCACTTTCTATGCCGATACGCTGCGGGTCTCCGGATCGCCTCGGGTGTTTGAAATGCGGGCGGTTTCGGTGCCCATGAATAAACCCATTCGCCGAAGGCTTCGCACCCGTGCCTGGGAGAAAACGACGCTCAAGGCCATTGCCGGAGCAATTGCCGGTGAGGCCGGTGTCGGGCTTCTCTTTGATACGCAGACGGATCCGGAATACGACCGGCAGGATCAGTCCAAAGAGAGTGACCTGGCGTTTCTGGTGAGGCTTACCGATGAGGCCGGATTTTCTCTTAAGGTCACGGACGAACAGCTTGTTGTGTTTGACCAGGCGGCTTACGAAAAGAAAACACCGGTTGAAACGCTCACGCTGGGCACGTCACAGATCCTTTCCTGGGAGTTTGAAAGCGCTCAGAGTGAGTCGTACCGCACCTGTACGGTGTCCTATCGGGATCCAAAGCAGAAAACCAAACAAAAGGCGGGTGGCTATGACTTCAACCTGCGGCCGGTATCAGGGAAAAGCACGAACCCGGCGGTGATGACCTATACGGCCACGGATCCGGATGCGGACCCGAACGGGCAGGAATACGCCTTAAAGCGCCGGGCGAAGTCGCTTGAAGAGGCAAAACGCCTGGCAACAGCAAAGCTGCGCAGTCTCAACAGACGTCGTGTGACAGGACGTCTTTCGGTTGTCGGAGACGTCATGCTTGTGGCTGGTGCTGTTGTCGAGTGCTGCGGCTTTGGCAGCTTTGACGGGAATTTCATCATTGAAGAGGCAGTGCATTCACTGGATTCATCCGGTTACAGAACGGACATCAGCCTGAGGCGCGTAAACAACGCATATTGACATGGGACTTTTTGAAAACTCCGGTCTGCCGGAAAAGCTTAACGACCTGATCCGGATCGGAGAGGTGTCAAGCATTAACCCGGCAAAGGGTACGGCCCGCGTGGTCTTTGACGATGATGACGGCACAGTGTCATTTGACCTGCCGATTCTGCAGCGCAATACCTTTGACACGAAGGACTTCAACAGCGTCAACGTCGGCGAGGATGTGCTTTGTCTCTTCCTGCCGTCCGGGCCCGAGGAAGGCTTCATCATCGGGAGTTTTTATGCGGGTGAAATTGAGCTTCCGGAAAGCGATGAGAACAAGCGCACCACGCTCTTTAAGGACGGGACGCGGATTTCCTACGACATGGCAACGCACGTACTGACGGCCGTCATTGAAGGCACGGTGCTCATGGCTGACCGAAAGAACGTATCGGCCACTGTTCCGGAAGCGGTGACGGTGACCTGTAAAACGGCCACGGTAAAGGCCTCCGGACAGGTGACGGTTGACACACCTGAGACGCATGTCACCGGAAACATGATGGTTGACGGCACTTTGACGGTGAAGCAGTTAATTACCGGCCAGGGCGGCTTTGCGATTTCGGGCGGCAGCGGAGCGACCGCGAAGGTCGAGGGCTCGCTTGAAACGACGGGTGACGTGAAGTCTGACGGTGACGTGACGGCCGGCAGCATCAGCCTCAAGAGCCACACGCACAAAGAACAGGGGGACGGCGCGGAAACGTCCGGACCCCATTAAGGAGCTTAAAAGATGAGCAAGCTGATGCCCGTTCTGGGCGTTTTCGGCACGGTCCCTTTTATCTGCGCCTTTGACAAGGTGTTCACGTTTAAGGACCTGGCAAGAAACCGCTCGGTGCGGTGGGCAAAGCACGATGTCATCGGGCAGAAACCCGTGCTTGAGTGGATCGGACCGGAACTTGACCGCATCAGCCTGAGGCTTCGGTTTGATACGTCGCTCAACGTCCCGCCGATTCTGGGGCTCACGATGTTAAAGCGCCTCACGGACGGCCATGAGTCCCACGTACTGGTGATCGGCGGCGAGTACATCGGCCGTTTTGTGATCGAATCGGTTTCGGAAGAACGCCGGTTTCATACCGGAGCGGGTGTCTGCATCGTGGCGGAAGCGTCGGTTGAATTGTCGGAGGTGGCCTGATGCTTTACGCAGTGACAACGGTGCGGGATGTGAGTTTTCAGCCGACGTCTGAACGCGAGGAAATCCTGCAGAACGTGCGCACCATCCTGGCAACACGCAAGGGCAGCGTCCCGCTGGATCGTGACCTCGGCATCACCTGGGAACACCTGGATAAGCCGTATCCGGTGGCGCGCAGCCTAATGACGGCTGCAGTGATTGAGGCGGTTGAGACCTATGAACCGCGCGTGCGCGTTGAGTCGGTTGAATTTGAAGGGACGGAATCTGAAGCCATGGACGGCCTGATCAGGCCGCGGGTGATCGTTTCCATTCTGAACGAAGGAGAAGATTGATGGCAGAAAGTTTTCCGCGCTGGAATCTGCCGGCGGTTGAGTTTCTGACAACGGATGCCGAAAACATTAAGTCTGAGATTCTGACGAAGTATCAGGAGATCACGGGAAGGAGCCTTGCGGCCGGGGATCCGGTGAGACTTTTTCTGCTCAGTATTGCAGACATTTTCATCCAGCAGCGTGCTGCGGTGAATACGGCGGCACAGCAAAATCTGCTCTCCTACGCTCAGGGCGAGTATTTGGACGCCTTGGGAACCTATCTTTCGGTGAAGCGCCTGGCAGAAAGCAGTGCCAAAACCACGATTCGGTTTCGGCTCGCGCAGGCTCTTGCGAACATCTATGAGATCCCTGCGGGCTTTGAGGTGACAAACGGCGTGGTGACGTTTGCCACGGACCGAGATCTTGAAATTCCGGCAGGGAAGCTTGAGGGCGAAGTGACGGCTACGTGCACGCAGTCCGGAGCCGTCGGAAATGATTACCTGGCAGGTCAGATTTCGACCATGGTGATTCCGTCGGTCTTTGTGGCCTCTGCCGAGAACATCACGATTACGACCGGCGGAGCCGATGCCGAAAGTGACGCAGAGTTTGCCGAACGCGTGCGCCTTGCACCCAACAGCTTTTCTGTGGCCGGCCCCAGTAAGGCCTACATCTACCACGCAAAGTCGGTGAGTTCTGCCGTGATCGACGTGTCGGTGGTGTCACCGGTTCCCGGAGAAGTGGACGTCTATCCGCTCCTTGAAGGCGGTGTTCTGCCCACAGAGGAAGTTCTTGCGCAGATTCGCGATTACCTGAGCTCAGACACGATCCGGCCGCTCACGGACTACGTGCAGGTGCTTTCGCCTGAGGCCGTACCTTACGAAATCGTGCTGCATTACTGGATTCTTGATGAGGATAAGCCGAAGGCGCAGTTCATTCAGAAGGCCGTGACGGAGGCGGTTGAAAACTACCGTGTCTGGCAGCAGTCAAAGATCGGCCGAGACATTCTGCCCGGACGACTGGTCGCGGCCGTGATCAACGCCGGTGCGGCCCGCGTGGATGATGCGAGCATGCAGCCGGCGGCGTTTGTGCAGCTGACCGGCAGCAAAGTAGCTCAGTGCACCAAGGTAACGGTTGTCTATGAAGGCACAAAGGCGGAATAGCGATGGCGATTGAACTCGAAAAGGTGGTCTTGGATGACCTGCTGCCGGATTCGATTGCAAAGGATGATGGCGTTGCGGCCGCCGCGAAGGCCATTGATCCGCAGCTTCAGATTGCTTCTGGGTTTGTGGACATCCCGTCGATCTACGTTTCGATAGACCGGCAGTCGAGCACGGCGCTGGATCACCTGGCAACACAGTATGACGTGTCGGTGTGGCGTGATACGTGGCCTTTGGCCGTCAAGCGCAGTGTGCTGAAAACAGCCATTGCCGACAAACGGCGAAAAGGGACTGTTGAGGCGGTTAAACAGGCATTGGCTTCGGTGTCTTCCGCAGCCGTCATCCGGGAGTGGTGGCAGAAAACGCCCAGGGGTGAGCCGCACACGTTTGAGATCGTGGCGACTCAGGCCGACGTCGAGGGGACGATTGACGTTGAGATGCAGGAAGACATTGTGTCGCTCGTTGATGACGCAAAACCGCTGCGCAGCCACTACACCCTGACGATTCAGCAAAACGCCAAGGGCGGCATCAATGCAGCTGCGTATCTGAGGCCCTTGGTTCTTGCGCAGATTTATCCCACGGACGCGTCGGAAGTGAGGACTTCCGGAACGGTTGGAATTTTGGCTGCAGTGCGGCCGCTTATTAAACGGCGGCTGGTTCTGACGGCAGAGGAGAGTCAAAAGTGAAAATGGTCGTGACCAAGGTCGGTCGGCAGGCCCTTGTCAATGCCGGACAGACCGGGACGAATGCCGTGACGATCAGCCATATCGGCGTGGGCACGGGGAAATACACCCCCGCCGAGTCGCAGACAGCGCTCACGGAGGAAATCAAGCGGCTGCCGATTATTGAGGGCGGCGGCACCGGAGACGGTGTCATCCACGTAGCAATGCAGGATGCCGATGCTCAGGCCTACATGGTTTATGAGATCGGCATTTTTCTTGCCGACGGCACGCTCTTTGCGGTTTGTTCGCAGACGGAGCCCGTGGTTCAGAAAACGAAGGCAACGGAACTCTTGCTTGCGCTTGATGTGACGTTTGCCGATATCGATGTGAAATCGATTCAGTTCGGTGACGTGAGTTTCGGTAATGCGGCTGCCACCACGACGAATGCCGGCGTTGTCCAGCTCGCAACAGCGGATGAGGCAAAGGCCGGCAAGGATTCTCAGAAGGCTCTGACGCCCTCAGCAATGGCAGCAGTTACAGCCACAACAGGGAAGCGCGGTCTGATTGCGCTCATTACAACAGCTGAGGCCGTTACCGGCACGGATGAGCAGAAGGCCGTTACGGCCGCGGCCATGAAGGCGGCGGTTGACGCGAGGGCAGCAAATCTGACGGAGGCGCTTAAAGGTGCTGCTGATGACAAGTTCATTACGCCGGCAGTACTCAAGCAGGTGACGGCCACAAACGGCCGCCTGGGGCTTGTGGAACTTGCGACTGAAGAAGAGGCCACGGGCGGTATTGATGAGACACATGTGCTGACGCCCGCGACGGCCACGGCTTTGTTTGACCGCCTGATCAGGGAATGGGCTGCTGCGCAGGGAGGTGAATGATGGCTGCGGCAAGTATGTTGATTACGCAAGCGGGGCTTGCTGAGATCATCAATGCGGAGCAAAACGGCACGGCTCCGGTGGTGCTCACGCAGGTCGGTTTCGGTACCGGCCAGTATGAGGCCTCTGTCGGAACCACCGCGCTTGAGGCTGAATTTAAGCGCCTCAACACGATTGCCGGCGGGGCTATCGGTGATAACCGCCTGCATGTGTCGGTGCGCGATGACAGTGCTGATGCTTATACAGTTTATGAGGTGGGCATCTACACGGATTCCGGAACGCTCTTTGCTGTCTGTTCGCGGGCAGTGCCGATCATCCAGAAGGCTTCGATTGCCGAGGCCTTTATGGCGATTGATCTGGAACTCACCAACATCAATCCGGACTCCGTCACGATTGGGGACACGAATTTCCAGTTAAACGGTGCGACTACCACCAAGCGCGGCATTGTCGAACTTGCAACGGACGCAGAAACCGTCGAGGGGCGCGACGGCTCCCGCGCGGTAACGCCTGCGGGTCTTAAGACTTTGACGGCGACTGACGCGAGACGCGGTCTCATTGAGATCGCCACGGATGCTGAGGTTGTTGCCGGTACGGATAAGGAACGGGCGGTGACGCCCTACGGGCTTACCAAACGAACAGCCACGAAAGATCGAACGGGCGTGGCAGAACTTGCTACGCCCGAGGAGGTTGTTGCTGGTAAAGATGACTCGCGCATTGTGACGCCGGCGGGGCTGAAGACACTGACGGCCACACAGACGAGAGCGGGACTCATTGAAATCGCTTCGACTGAGGAAACGATTGCGGGAAGTGACGCAATGAGGGCTGTGACGCCGTCCGGCGTGGCAGCGCTCCGACACGGAAACGGCGAGCGAAGTGTCCGTGCCGACGGTAAGCCGACCTATGGTCTGACGTAGTGAGGGCTTAAACGTGACGGCGAGATTTAACTTTGATCTTTGGCGCGGGATGGACGCGGATTTTGTTTTGGCCCTCAGAGACGGCCGCGGTCCGATGGACCTGACGGGTTTTGAAGCTGATATGCAGATCCGCAGTGCAGACGATGACTCATGGCTCGACTCTCTGAAGACTTCCGATGAGCGTCTTGTCATTGAAGACGGAGGGCGCATACGCATGACTTTTCCACGGGGAATCACGGCCGAGTACACACCCGGCCGTTTTTATTGGGACTTACTCATTGAGTCGCCGGACGGCCGCCTGACGCGGGTGGTTGACGGCGAGATTCATGTTCATTCGGGGGTGAGACGTGTTTGACGGAAACAGAAAAACCGGGATCGCGCCGGCGGACTTTGTTCTGCGCAAGTGCTTTCCCGGTCAGGTCAGGCCGCAGCATTCACCGGATGTTGTGGTTGTGGAGGTTCCCGGTATTCAGGGGCCGGCCGGAGCAAAGCACGGGGTGCTTTTTACGGAGCAAAACCTGACTGAGGAACAAAAGGAACAGACCCGGAAGAACATCGGCGCGGTGTCGCTCTTGCAGTCGATTGAGATCCAGGGCTTCTCCGTCCGCTGGTGCGGGCGGGTGCTGGAGGCTTCAAGTGCAGGGAATCCCCTGGACGAACTTGAGCCAAAGAAAAACGTGCGCGAAGGCGATTCTGTGATTGACGCATCGCGCAATCTTTATCAGATCGTCCGGATTGATCAGGCGGCGGGGACATATTCGATTACGAAGTCGCTTGCGCGTCTGGGCGTTTTGGACTACCGGGAGTTAAGCAACCTCCCGCATCTCGGGAAGCTTTCAGAGCTTGACTATGTAGGCCGGACCGAGCTTTCTACTTCAATTGATTTGGGGAATATTTAAATGGCTGAACCGATTCAGATTCAACAATTGGGCGGTACCACTGAGCAGCTTGCCGGCTTTACCGGTAAGGACAAGGTCATTGTCATCAATACGGATACACACCGTCTGCACATTCAGGACGGCAAGACTCCGGGCGGTCTGCCGGGTGCGTTGCTGAAGGATGTCACCGACGTCCAGAAGGAGACCGAGACCAACGCTGCGGCCATTGCGGCGTTGCAGAAAAAGACTGATGCTATGCAGACTACGTTGGACGGTAAGCCCAACATCGATGATATGGCCAAGGCTGCCAACAAGGTCTACAGCTCTCAGAAGACAGAAGATTTGGTGACGCAGGCCAAACAGCAGGTTAAGAATGATCTGCTTAACGGTGTCGGCGCTGAGATGGATACGCTCAAGGAAGTTGCGGATGCCATCAAGAACAACAAGGACGCTCTCACGGCCTTGCAAACAGTTGCCGGCAAACATGTGAGTTATGAGGCACAGCAGCTCACGAGCGAACAGAAGACGCAGGCCCGCACGAATATTGATGCCGTGTCGAGCGCACAGCTTTCTGCAAAGCTCAACGGGACCGTGCTCAAGGCGGGAGCTGCTGCCGAAGGTGGCGGCAGCGAAGCAATCGGCCTGAACAGTCTCACAGACGAAGGAGAGTTTATTGTCCCGACGGCAAAGGATCGCCCCAGTGGTGTCTCTGACACGTATCAGAACCTTCAGGTCTCTGTGCGCAGAAGCGGATCTGTGATTCTGCAAGTTATCTGCGGTGTTGACGGTGATCAGGGACGCGTCTTTATGCGTACCGGTACGGCTGCTGACGGCGGGACTGTGACGTGGGTTGCGTGGGCGGAGGTTGGCGCAAGACAGGATCTGTCCGGATATGCGACCAAGAAAGAACTGCAGGCCACGGACAAGAAGGCGCAGCAGGGTATCAATGATGCCAAGACGGCCAATGACGCCATTGCAGCTTTGGGGGCTTTGGCGCACAAGAGTCAGATTTCTCCTGCTGACCTGGCAGCTGATTTTGACCTGGGGAGCATTGCCTGATGAATTACCGGAAGACCGTTTACTGGGGGACTTCTTCCAAGATTGCCTCAACGGCCGCTGCGGCGGGCGTTATGGCGATCAACACGGACACCAAGCGGGTGCATGTGTTTGACGGGAAGACCAAGGGCGGTCATCCGGGGGCTCTGCTGTCGGAACTTCAGGCGGCTGAAAAACGAATTAAGGTTTTGGAGGCCGCCTCAAATCTGACGGTAAAGGCTTTTGGAGATTCCCTTGAAAGACCGGCAGACAAGCCGACTTATGGGTTAACCTGAAGGAGTTTCTGATGTTGAAGCAGAGAGACGTCTGTCTGATCTCAAAGGATCCGTCAGACGGGGTAACAACGATTGATATGCCGATCACGCGCATCGGCAATGTGGAAGATGCCGCGAAAGTGGCAACGAGCGGGAATTATTCGGATTTGAGCGGCACTCCGAAGTCGCTGAAAAATCCTCAGGCGCTTACTTTGCAGATCGGCGGTGTGACGAAGGTGACGTATGACGGGAGCAATAAGGCTACGTATAACGTAACGCTTCCGAAGATTCCGACGAGCCTCAAGAGTCCGTATGCACTGACGGTTAAGAGAAATGGCACGAAGCTGGGGGATTATGACGGCAGCAAGGCGGTCGCGGTCGACATTCAGCAGAAAAAGCTCACTGTCAATGTGAACGGCGTAAAGGTCGGCGAATACAACGGTGATGTCGATCAGGTGATTGACATCACAGTGAGCGAAGGGGCTCAGCCCGGTGATTACAAAATGATTGCCGGCAGCACGATCCCTGACGGTTGGCTTTTATGTAACGGTGCAGCGGTGTCCAGAACGACCTATGCCAAGTTGTTTGCGGCCATTGGTACCCGGTATGGATCAGGCAACGGCTCTACCACGTTTAATTTGCCTAATTTCAATGGTAGGCATGTGTTGGGCACAACCAACACGGGAAACCTCGGTAGCTACGTAAGTGCTGGGTTACCGGAC